TTAAAAAAGGGGCAGCAAAAGATAATCAAATTAAACACGCTGTTTCTTTAATTGATTCTAAAAAATTTCCTCATATTATTTCACAAGGAACACAAATACAACAAAGTGGTGATCCTTTAAAAGGTAATACATTAACAGATAAACAAAAAACCTACTTTAAGAAAAATTATAAGAATATGGGCATATCTCAAATGGCGAGACATTTTTCTAAACTTCCAGCAAGAAATAAAAAAACATTAGCGTTAAAAGCGGCTTTTGACAGATTTAAATGGACGTTAGTTACAAAAGGATTTATTGATCCTAAAGATATGAATATGTCTATTACACAACCAGGTACAGGATATAAAATAAAAGATTATAATGCTTGGAGCGCTTATGAAGCCCAAAGAAATAGATTAGCTAATTTAGACCCAAAGACTTGGAACCAAGAAAAATATATTGGTACTAAGGGAAAATATAAAGGAAAGTTTGCACCTTATAAATTAGATGGTGAGCTTTTAAGATTTTTAAATTTAAATATGCTTAAAGGAGCTTTACATGAAAAGTGGCCAAAACATTTATCACCTAGTTTAGAACATATAACAGGAATAACGGCATCAGATATTATTGGAGATTCTGAAGGTCTTAGAAAAGTAGAAGCTAACACTAGAAGATGGAATTTTAAAGAAACAGGTGCTAACTCTAATTTATATAAAGATGTTAAATCTTATTTAAGAACAGCGAAGTCAGCATTTGGAAAAGGAATGATTACTGAGGGTAATGAAGCTCTTAAAGTTGTGAATAAATTATATGATAAGTTAGCCAAAAGATTTAATCTCAATAGAAAAAAATTTCCTTTCTATAAATGGCAAGGAGGCAAGATAGCTGAAGTAAATGTAAAAGGAGTTATTAAACAAGGAACTGTTTCAGAAGCGTTTTTAGAATTTTTTAAAAACGTTGTAAGAGATGCAACGCCATCGGAAATGGCCAAAATAAAAAGAATCCAGCCTTCTATACACGAAGTTTTAATAGAAATTAAAAATGGCAATACAGCAAAAGCAAAAGAATTAATTAAGGTTAACGTAAGTAGCAAAGGATATGTTCCAGGAAAACATACAAGTAGTTTATTTAATTTTGCCGGAGGAATTGATTCTTCGATGTTTCCTAATATAGAAATTTCTCCTAAACTTACTAATGCTTTAAGTAAAGCTGGTAATGTTGTTAAAGGAGCTGGTAAGGTTTTAGGACCTGCAAGTTTGGTTTTAGACGTAATCCCATTTGCACAATCTAGAGATTTAGGAATAAAAGATTGGGGAAAAGTAGGTGCAAAAAATTTAGCGCAAGAATATTTAAATCTTCCAAGAACTATGGAAGATCTATTGCATGTAGCAGGCGAAGGAACATGGAAAGACTTTGGATCTAAAAAAGAAGAGGATAGATTTTTTGATTATGAACCTAAAACTTTTGGTACTAAAGCAACCGTAAAAGCACTTAGAGAAACTTCTAATGAAGAAATAATAGAAACTATTAAAAACCAAGTTCAAGAACCTGATATTGCTTATGGACAACAAGCTTTTGATCCATTGTTAATTGGAGATAATCTTGAAAAAAGAATAAAAAAAGCTTTAGCACAAAAAGCATGGGCAGATAGTTTATCTCCCAATGATCCTTTGGTTAAGGATGAAGAAGTTGAAGTTAAAGAAACTGAAAATGTTTTTGGAACACAGATTCCAATGAAAAGTATTACTGAAGGATTTGCTAGAGATGAGTTTATGGCAAAAGGTGGTCGTGTTGGATTTGCAGACGGTACTCCTCATGATGATAAATCTGATGAAGAGATTTTAGAATGGATTAAAAGTCAAATGTCTGAATTAGAACAAGGTTGGAATACCGGTAAGAGTGTTCCAGGAAAAATTATGGATGTAGCAAGAGTAGATAACTGGCCATACTACGCAGCTAGAATGTTAAGAGCTGGTATGAGTGTAGCTGAAGTTTCTGCTAAACTTCCATTTGTTGGAATTGAGTTATTACAGAAATTAGCAACTCAACCTGCATTTAAAGTGGTTCCAGCAGATACAGATTATTCTGCAGCTCAACTAGGCATGGGTGAAAAGTATATGGAAGGAATGGATGATAGTTGGATAACAGATAAACCTCATAACAAATTAGAAGGAAAAGGTTTATTCAAAGAAGCATTTGGAAAATTAATGCCAGGTTATTTTGCTGATAAGACTGGATTAAATTCTTTAATTGAGGATATGGAAGCTAACATGATAGCTAAAGGTCAATCTAACTGGCCAGTCATTGCTGGTAAGAATGTTGAACTTGGTTTAGATATAACTCTACCATTTGGTTATGTAGCAGCAGCTAATAAATATAAAGCTTTTAAAAAAATGTTAGCCCCTATGGTTGCAGGAAAAAGTGTAGACAATGTTGTTGAAGAAGCTTTAACTGATCAAGGAATGTCTAGAAGAGACTTTAATAAACTTTTAGTTACCGGCGGAATTGTAACAGCTCTTAAAACTTTAGGTTTAGATAAATTATTTAAAGGTATATCACGTAACCCGGTTCCTGGTTCAATTAAAATGTTGGAAAGATCAACTAGTAAAATGCCAGTATGGTTTCCAAAGTTTATTGATAAAATAAATGATAAAATGGTATGGGAGGGAGATGGTATGTGGACATTTAAAGGTGACAAAGATTTTCTTCCAGGATTTCGTATAGAAAGAATTGGTGATGATTATTATATTAGTGGTAAAAATGCTTATGAACAAGATTTCCAAATTACCTATAATGCTCCTAGATGGGAAGGTGATGGAGATGGAGCATTTTATAATCAGGGAGATTTTGTAGTTGAAGATTCGGTTCCCGTGCGTACAGGTCCTGAAGATGCAGATTTTGATGGTGAAGTAGTTGAGGAGGTACATAACATTTTAGGTGGTAGTAGAGAAATGGAAGAAATTGCTACAGGTAAAAAAATGGAAGAAATGACTAAAGGGGAAATAGAGGTTGATTTGGCAGAAGGTAGAGCTCAAAGTGCTTATGATGAAGCAAGAGATGCAGGAGAGTTTGATGTCGAATAAAATGATTAAACCAAAGAGATTAACTAAGACAATTCCTCCTTTAAAAGGACCAGTTCCTCAAGGTTTGCCTTATGGCAAAAAACCTGTTATAAAAACCAACAGTGGATTAAAAAATGGCAGATACTCCGGAAGATAGAAAATTTTCGCCTATGGAAAAGGCATTACCAGGTATACCAGGTGTAGACCTAGACAAAGACGATGTTGCGTCTGATGTAAACGTAGAAATAGAAGGACAAGCCCCTTCACCAGAAGGTGGACCACAAATTACAGAAATGGCAGATGGTGGAGCTGAAATTAACTTTGACCCTAATCAATTAAATCCTGGAAATCCTGATGATCATTTTGCTAACTTAGCAGAGATGCTTCCTGAAAATGTTTTAGGACCATTAGCTTCAGATTTATACGAAAAACAAATGGACTATAAAATGTCCAGAAAAGATTGGGAAAGTACTTATATTGAAGGGCTTGACTTACTTGGATTTAAGTATCAACAAAGAACACAACCATTTCAAGGAGCTTCAGGTGCAACACACCCAGTGTTAGCTGAAGCAGTAACACAATTTCAAGCACAAGCTTATAAAGAATTATTACCAGCACAAGGACCTGTAAGAACTCAAATTATGGGTATGCCTACACCACAGAAAGATCAGCAATCTAAAAAGAGTTAAAAATTACATGAACTACATGTTAATGAATGAAATGGAAGGTTATGATGAAGATTTTGATAGAATGTTATTTTATTTACCATTAGCTGGCTCTACATTTAAAAAAGTTTTTTATGATTCAGTAAAAGGAAAACCAGTTTCTCAATTTGTACAAGCTGATGATTTATTAGTTCCTTATAGTGCAGTTAACATTGAAGATGCGGAATGTGTGATTCATGTATTAAAAATGTCTGGAAATGAAATTAAGAAACAACAATACAACGGATTTTATAGACAAGTAGAATTAGGATCACCACAAATGTTTGAAGACCCATTAAAACAAAAAGAAAAAGAATTAGATGGGCAAAAGAAAACTAAACCTGAAGATATTTACACTCTATTAGAGTGTCATACAAATTTGGACCTGGAGGGCTTCGAAGACATCAATCCACAAGACGGAGAACCTACAGGTATCAAACTACCTTATATCGTAACCATCGATGCAGGTAGCCGTACAGTTCTTTCTGTAAGAAGGAACTTTGCGCCCAACGATCCGACTAAAAAGAAAATCAAATATGTTGTCCATTTCAAATTTCTGCCTGGACTTGGTTTTTATGGTTTCGGATTAATACATATGATTGGCGGGTTGAGCAGAACTGCAACAGTTGCTCTCCGCCAATTATTAGATGCTGGTACACTATCTAATTTACCAGCCGGATTTAAAATGAGAGGTATCAGAATTAGAGATGATGCCGCTCCTTTACAACCAGGGGAATGGAGAGACGTTGACGCTCCTGGTGGAAGTTTAAAAGATTCATTTATGAACTTGCCGTACAAAGAACCTTCTCCAGTTCTTTTTCAATTACTGGGAACAGTAGTAGCGGCAGGACAAAGATTTGCATCTATTGCTGACTCACAAGTTGGTGATGGAAACCAAAGCGCTGCAGTTGGAACAACTGTAGCTTTATTGGAAAGAGGCTCTAGAGTTATGAGTGCAATACATAAAAGATTGTTTGCATCTCTTAAAGAAGAGTTTCAATTACTAGCAAAAATATTTGCTACTTCTCTCCCAGCTGAATATCCTTACGATGTTGTTGGTGCACAGAGAACTATCAAAGCAGCCGACTTTGATGATAGGATTGACATTTTACCAGTAGCGGACCCAGATATATTTTCACAAACACAACGTATAAGTGTAGCCCAAACTGAATTACAGTTAGCTATGTCAAACCCAAAAATGCACAACTTATATGAATGTTATAGACAAATGTACACGGCTTTAGGAGTGAAGAATATTGATGCAATATTACCACCTCCTGCTCCGCCTATGCCAAAAGATCCTGCATTAGAACACATTGATGCTCTAGCACAGAAACCTTTTCAAGCATATTCAGGCCAAGATCATAGAGCGCATGTTACCGCGCACTTACATTTTATGGCTTTAAACATGGTAAGAAATAATCCTACCATCATGGCTGCAGTAGAAAAAAATATTTTAGAACACATTTCTTTAATGTCTCAAGAACAAGTTCAAATGGAGTTTCCACAAGAAATGCAAATGTTACAGCAGTTACAACAAATGTCTCAACAAAGTCCTGAGATGCAACAACAACTTGGACCACAAATTCAAGACATTACTCAGAAGATAGAAGCTAGAAAAGCAATATTGATTGCTGAGATAACAGAAGACTTTATGAAGGAAGAGAAAAAAATTACTTCTCAATTCGACCATGATCCATTACTTAAACTTAAATCAAGAGAAGTTGATTTAAAAGCGATGGATTCTGTTAGAAAACAGGAAGAAATGGAGCAAAGAAAAGCAGTAGAACAAGCTAAAATACTATCTAAAGAAGGTATTGAAGACGATAAGCTTGATCAAAACGAAGAATTAGCTATACTACGAGCTGATACATCTTTAACTAAACAAGAAATGGCAGATGAAAATAAACGTGTCATTGCTAGAATGAAAGCTAAAGATGTTAGAACTTTAAAAGGTCCAAGATCTTAGGAGGAAACATGACAAAGAACGGTAAAGAACCATTCTACAAAGGAATTAATCAAAAACAATTCATCAATAAAGATGGATACCTAAAAGGTGGTGTTGAGATTAAAATCCCTGAAGAGATCCCAACAGTAAACAAAGTTGGTGGTCAAAGAAGAATGCTTGCTGAAAAAAAGTCAAAAGTTAAATGGTATTAACTTATGGCTTGGTTCAGTTTAGCTAAAGTAGCCTTACAGGCAGGCACACATATATTTAAAAAACGCCAAGAAACTAAAATGGCTATGGCGGACGCACAGCATATGCATGCTTCACGTATGGCCCGTGGTGAGGAAGCTTACCAGGGCAAACTTTTAGAAGCACGTCAATCAGACTGGAAAGACGAGGCGGTACTTGTTATATTAACGCTTCCAATTTTAGTGATTGCTTACGGGGTTTTCTCGGACGATCCGGGGGCTTCAGAGAAAATAAAGCAATTTTTTGAGCAATTTCAACAATTGCCTAGCTGGTTTACTAATTTATGGATCCTTGTAGTTGCCAGCATTTATGGTATAAAGGGAACACAGATTTTTAAAAACGGAGGAAAAAAATAATGAGACAGAACGGAGTTAGAAGTAATGTTAGGTTTCCATACGCAAGTAGAACTAAAAAAATCTACTGGTGGAAAATCTCAAGGTTACAATGACAGACTGGATGAATCATTAGGCGCAAGAGACGGTGCTGANTCGACTAAATCTCAAAGCTTTAAAGCTAGAAGAGATGAGTCTAAAGGCATGGAAAAAGCAATGGGTAAAAGAGCTTATTCCTCTGTGTCTACAATGGATAAATCTTAATAAGGAGCTAAAATGGCAAACACAGGAAGAATGAATCTGCTTGAAGAAGTAGGTCGTATAGATGCAGAAAAATCTAATCCTAACCGTAGAGCTGAAAAGAAAAGAGTAATTGGCGAAATAAAAAAAGGCTACAAAAAAGGTGGTCGTGCTGGTTTCTCTCATGGCGGTAAAGGTAGTTGGGGTCTTGCGACTAAAGGCAGAGGTTGCGAAATTAAATAAAAAATAATGCCTGGAATAGAAATTAAAGGAAGAAGCAAAAGAGCTAACTACAGACATGGTAGTAGCCCTAAAGGCGGTGGCTATCAAGATAGCAGCGCTAAAGCAATGCCTAAATATTTCAGTGCTAATAAAGACTACTATCCAAGTGGTGGAGTTCCAATAAGAGTCGGAGCTAAAAGCGGTGGTGGAAAAGAGGATTGGATTCAAGACGCCACTAAAAACATGCGTAAAGACAAACCATGCACAGGTAAAAAATTCGGGAGTAAAACATGCCCGCCAGGTTCTAAAAGATACAATTTAGCAAAAACTTTTAAAGCCATGAATAAAAAAGGTTAATGGAAGAAATATTAAAATTAAAAAGACAAATTAAGAACACATTATCAGCTGTATCACTGGCCTTAACTTCAGGTGCAGGGGTTGACAATTTTGAATCTTATAAGTATATGTTAGGACAAATAAACGCTTACGAAGCAATCTTACAGGAGATTTCCAACCTGCTTGAAAAAAAGGAGCAATATGAAAAACACACAGGAAACGTCATCGACATCAACGACAGACACACCAAAAATTAAATCAGCATTATTAGATAAATACGAAGACGAATCAGCTAAGTTGCCAAAACCAACTGGTTGGAGAATTTTAGTTCTTCCTTTTAAAGGGAAGAAAAAAAGTAAAGGAGGAGTTTATTTTTCTGACGAACAAATCGAGCGACAACAACTTGCTACAGTATGTGGAAACGTACTAGAGATGGGTCCCGATTGTTATAGAGATAAGGAAAGATATCCCGATGGTCCGTGGTGCAAAAAGGGAGACTGGGTAATATTTGCTCGGTATGCAGGATCGCGGTTTAAAATAGAAGGTGGAGAAGTACGACTGTTAAACGATGATGAAATCATCGCAACAATTAAGAACCCAGAGGATATAGTCCATGAGTTCTAATTTCTTACATAGGAGGAAACTATGCCTGATCAAGAAAAACAATCAGACACTAAAGAAGAAAAGTTAGTTCCACTTGATACGACAGGTCCAGGAGCGCAGGTCGATTTACCGGATGATACGGTAAAAAAAGACGAAGCACCAGCACCCGAAGCTAAAACGGAACCGGAACAAGAACCAGCAATAGTTACTGAAGTACCAACAGAACCAGTAAAAACGGAACAAGAGCCAGCAAAAGAGGAAGAAACAAAACTAGAAGAGTATAGTGAAGGCGTTAATAAACGTATTGCTAAACTAACTAGAAAAATGAGAGAAGCCGAGCGTAGAGAAAAAGCTGCGCTTGATTATGCACAGGGTGCTAAACGTGAAATCGAGATTATGTCCGATCAGTTTAGAACTACTGAAGAAAAGTATGATAAAGCTTTCTCTGATAAAGTTTCTGAACAACTTAAATCAGCACAACAAGAATTAGCTCAGTCTATAGAAACCGGTGATGCTGCTAAACAAGTTTTAGCAAATAAAAAAATCGCTGCTTTATCTATAGAAGAAGCTAGATTATCTGCTGCTGAAAAGTATAGAGCAGACACTAAACCTAAGACTCCTGAGGAGCAGGATCATCTTAGATATAGGGAAACGCCTTCAACCCTTCCAAGAGAGCACGCGGCTCGGGGAACACCTGATCCACAAGCTGAAGCTTGGGCAGAAAAAAATAATTGGTTTGGTCAAGATAGAGCCATGACTTTTACTGCCTTTGAAATTCACAAAGATCTCGTGGAAAAAGAAGGTTTCGATCCAAAATCTAACGAATATTATAAGGAAATAGACAAAAGAATAAGAGTTGACTTTCCTCATAAATTTGATAAGAGTGATTACAACACGACCAAAACCGTCCAGACGGTTGCTTCGGCGACTTCATCAGCTGCAAGAAGTATAAAACCTGGTCGCAAAACTGTGAAGCTCACGCCTTCNCANGTAGCAATAGCTAAAAAATTAAACGTGCCACTCGAAGATTATGCGAAACAATTATCCATGAAGGAGGTATAAGCATATGGAAAAACAAGACAAAAAAACTCCTCGTGCTCAACAAACTAGGGCGACATCTGAACGTCCAAAAGTTTGGGTGAACTCATCTCACTTAGATGCACCTAAGTGTCCAGACGGCTTTAGACAGCGTTGGATTCGTTATGAAACGATGGGACAAGATGATACGAAAAATATCACGTCCAAGTTAAGACAGGGTTGGGAACTCGTAAGAGCTGATGCCTATCCTGATCTAAACTATCCCGCAATAGAGCAAGGTAGATACAAAGGTCACATCGGAGTAGGTGGTCTAGTGTTGGCTAGAATACCAGAAGAACTCGCACGTCAACGTGACGCTCATTTTAATAAGCTCACAAAAGACAAACAGGAAGCTGTTGAAAACGAGCCTCTGAAGGATCAACATCCAAGTATGCCAATGAGTAATCAAAGGCGTACTACGTATAGTTTCGGTGGTGGCAAAAAAGAATAATTCTTTTCAAAACTTTCCGAATTAACATTAACCCCGTTTACATGTAAAAATGTGAACACAATGGAATAGGTAATACTATGGCAAACGTACAAGCTAGTGGATATGGACTTAAACCTGTTAACACGCTAGGAAATACTCCTGCGACTTCAGGCCAGTCTAAATACACTATCAAAGCAGCGCATGGTACAGCTATTTATAATGGTGAACCAGTTAAATTGATCGTAAACACAGGATCAGGAACTGGTGGTTTTGTTGAAGGTGCAGCAGCGGCTTCTACAGATTTAATCGTTGGAGTTTTCAACGGTTGTTTCTATAACGCTTCTACAACTGAAAAACCTACTTGGAGCAATTCTTATCCTGCTTCAACTACACCTGCAAATAGCGAAGACATCACTGCTTTTGTAAATGACAACCCATTCCAGGAATATCAGATCGCAACAGGCGCAGCGATTTCTGCTACAGCTCACACTGTTCAAGCATTAATCGGTCAAGTTGCAGATACGACTGCTTCTGGTGAATCTACTTCTGGTAGAAGTTCTTGCACACTTAATGAAGGTGCAGCAGCTACTACTGGTAAACAGTGGAGAATCCTAAGAAGAGCAGAAGATCCTGATAACTCAGACTTCAACGCAGCATATGCAAACATGATTGTTGTTTCTAACAACAAATATAATGCATTTGTGGTTGGGGTATAATAGGA